GTAAAAGCAGTACAAAAATCAACTGTAGCGACGCATACTATATTTGCTGGCCCTGCTCGAATTGTAGGTCTTTACATCAACAAAGAACCAAATGTTGCACAGAGCACTGTTACTTTAAAAGATGATAGTGCAACTGTTGCAGAGTTGACAGTAAGAGCCACTACCAATACTAATGGAGATGGTTTAACAGAATACATTCAGTTTCCAGGCGATGGAATTAGATGTGAAACAAGTTTAAAACTTACAATCGGAACTGCGGTTACATTTTGTACGGTAATTTTTGGATAGGAGATTACTGTGGCTACGATCACTTATACAGTCACTGTAGCAACAGGGACTAATCAATACGGAACCGGTAATAAATATTATATTAACGGGACGGTAAGTCCTGACTTAAATTTAATTGAAGGTAATACATATATCTTTGATCAATCAGATAGTACAAACTTAACTCACCAAATAGCTTTTTCAACTACACCAAATGGTACATGGGCCGGAGGAACGGCGTATACCACCGGTGTAACTACCACTCCTGGATCAGGAGGTAGCACAGGAACAGCGGGATCTAAAACAACTATAGTAGTTGCAAACTATGCACCTACTTTATATTATTATTGCACAAATCACTCTGGAATGGGTGGCGCTGCATACACACCAGCGGCTGGATCAATATCTGCTGCTTCTAAATTTGAATCTACTTTTACAATAGATGAAGTAATAGAAGATGCTTATGAAAGATGTGGTGTTCAAGGTATAACTGGTTATCAACTAAAAGCAGCTAGAAGATCTTTAAATATTTTGTTTCAAGAATGGGAAAACAGAGGACTGCATTATTGGGAGGTTGGAAGTACAAATATAGATTTAGTAGAGGGTCAAGCTGAATATATATTTTATAGAGATACAGCTGATGGAGCTAGCACAACAACAGTTGATCCTGCAAGTGTGTATGGTCTATCAGACATTATGGAAGCAAGTTTTAGACAAAATTATGGAAATACAAATCAATCAGACAGTCCTATGACAAAAGTTGATAGATCAACATATTCTGCTTTTTCAAATAAATTATCAAAAGGAACACCATCTCAATATTGGGTCCAAAGATTTATTGATAGAACAACAGTAACTGTTTATCCTACACCAGACTCAAGTGCTGCAGCAAATTATATGTATATAAATTACGTTAAAAGAATTACCGATGCAGGTAATTACGATAATGTTGGTGATGTGCCTAATAGATTTGTGCCATGTATGGTTTCAGGTTTAGCTTTTTATTTATCACAAAAATGGGCTTTAGATAGAGTTCAAAATTTAAAATTACTATATGAAGATGAATTAGCAAGAGCGTTAGCAGAAGATGGTTCACCTTCTAGTTCTTTCTTAACACCTAAAACATATTATCCAGGAGCATAATGGCAAAATTTTCATCAGGCAAATATGCACAATTTATATCAGACAGATCTGGTTTTGCATTTCCGTATCAAGAGATGGTTGTTGAATGGACAGGTGCTAGAGTTCATACTTCAGAATTTGAACCTAAATCACCACAAGTAAGTCCAAGACCACATGGCTCTGATCCACAAGCTTTAGAACATGCTAGACCTAGATCACCATCAATACCTAGTCCAGGAATTTTAAATCCTGATCCATTTTCTATGAATGGCACTACAACAGCTACGGTTACTTTAGATGATACACAATTAGAAATAGGCGATGCTGTAACATTTTTAAATGTTACTGCTGATAGTGTTGGAGGAGTAAATAATGTTTTATTAGCACCTGTTGCAACTTTAGCATCTGATATGACAACTTCATCTACGACCATAGTCTGTGATAGCACAAGTCAATTTCCGTCATCGGGTTATGTTTTTATTCAAAGTTTTACAACACCAGCTGCAACAAATCCTGACTATGTTCCAGAAAAAGCTTTTGAAATTATTAAATATGACACTAATACAACAGGATCACAAACTCTTTCAAGTTTAACAAGAGCAACAAATGCTCCTTTCAGAGGTTCAACCCCTCCTGCTACAACAGCAAATGAACACAAAACAGGTGACACTGTTTTTGGAGCTTTTAATGTAGCAAGTATTACGACTAGAACACAAAAAAATCCTGGTGTACCATCCGAAATAACTGTAAATACAGGTTTTACATTTACTTTGCCAACTGCTGCAACATCAACAGAAGTTGGAGGTGGACCAAATGTTTATTTTAGTCCAATAGGAAGAGGAATAATATAATGGCTTACACACTAACAAATTTAAGAGATGATATTAGAAGTTATACAGAAGTTAGTAGCACAGTACTAACAGATGCTGTTTTAGATACATTAATTAAAAATGCAGAAAATAGAATATATAGATCAGCAGATAATGACGATAATAGATTTTATGCTACTTCAACTTTAACCACTGGAAATAGATATGTTACTATTCCATCAGATTTAAGAATTATAAGATATGTGCAGTTAAAAGATACTGCAAATAACAATCAAGTATTTTTAGAAAAAAAAGATACTTCTTACATGGCCACTTATTACGATACACCAAATACAAGTCAAGGATTTCCAAAATATTATGCAAACTGGGATGCTAATTTTTGGGTAGTAGCACCCACTCCAGATGCACAATATGAGATAACTTTAGCTTACATTAAACAGCCCGAAAGTATAACTGTAACCACAGGAGCAGCACCACCAAGTACCAATGGCACATATTTGTCTAACAAATATCAAGACTTACTTTTGTACGCATCCTTGATCAATGCATATGGGTACTTGAAAGGTCCGCCAGATATGGTACAATACTATCAACAGGCATACAATGATGCTTTACAAACGTATTCTATCGAACAACAAGGTAGAAGACGCAGAGACGAATATCAGGATGGAGTTATTCGTACGGCTCTTAAATCACCGTTTCCATCAGATTATTAAGGAGATAAAAATATGGCTAACGTAATACCAAACTCTTTTCGTGGAGAATTGTTTTCAGGAACACATAACTTCGCGTCAGGTGGAAATGATTTTAAAATAGCTTTATACACAGGATCAATTAGTGCTGTATATACAACAGCAAGTACAACAGTCTCTGGAACAAATGAAGTTAGTACAGGTGGAGGAAGTAACTACACAAGACAATCTTTGTCTTCGCAAGCAGTTGCATCTTCAACAGCTGTTGCTTCAGTTGACTTTGGAGATTCAACTTGGTCAAGTGCAACGTTCACAGCAGCGTTTGCAGCTATTTACAATGATACAGCTACGGGTGATCCGTTAGTTGTGGTATTGGATTTCGGTGGAGATAAAACTTGTACGAATGGTACATTTAAAATTACTTACCCTGATCCAACGACACCAGCTAATGCTATTATAAGCATGAGCTAATAGGAGATTAAATGGCTTTAGTATTAAATGATAGAGTAAGAGAAACTAGTACATCACAAGGCACAGGAACTATAAATCTTGCAGGTGCTGTCACAGGTTTTCAAACTTTTGTTTCAGGAATTGGAACTGGTAACACGACTTACTATGCTATATTTGAAGAAGGCACAAACCTTTTTGAAATAGGTCTTGGCACTGTAACTGATGCAACACCAGATACTCTTTCACGAAGTACAGTTTTGAGTAACTCTTCAGGTAATACGTCGAACATAAATTTTAATTCAGGCGGTTCAAGCACATTGAGTGTGTTTTGTACAATGCCTGCAAGTAAGTCAGTTTTTTTAGATGCAACTGGAACGCCGGTAGGAGCGGCAAGTAACGGATTTGCTGTTGCAATGGCAATAGCTTTATAGGAGGAATATGGCACAAGATTTTACTAGACACGCAGTTGAAGCAACTAACAGTCCTACTACTGTGTTTACAGCAAACTCTAATGATGCAGTTATTGGAATCAGGATAGCCAACAAAGTAACCTCGGCAATTGCAGTAGATGTTTTTGTGAGCGTGGGTGGATCGCAAACAAGATTTATTTGCAAAGATTTAAGCATTCCACCAAACAGTGCAGTAGAACTTGTTTCAGGTGGTGCTAAATTTGTAATGCAGAATACTGATGTACTAAAAGTAGAATCAGATACTGCATCTAGTGCTGATGTTTATGTTAGCGTTGTTGATTCAATTAGTGCATAGGAGGATAAATGGATAGTTTATATAATACAATATATATAGGTAATAAACCTGGGTCAGAAAATATTTATACTCACGCTCAAACTATGGATAATAAAAACATAATTATTGAGTCTGCGGTATTAGCAGGTCCAGTAACTTTTGTTAACACAATAACAGTAACAGGAACTTTAGTAATAGTATAATGAGTAAATTAGAAGTAAATACAGTTGCACCACAATGTGGAACTACTTTAACACTAGGTGAATCTGGTGATACAGTAACTCTTGGATCTGGTGCTAGTCAATCAGGTTTCGGTAGAACAGGAACAGTAAACTGGGTAACAACTAAAAAGACTGCTAATTTTACCGCAGTTAATGGAGAGGGTTATTTTTGTGATACTGCAGCAGTCGGTGCATTTACGCTTACACTACCTAGTTCACCTAGTGCTGGAAATATAGTTGGTTTAAAAGATTATAATGGAAATTTTAATTTAGCTAATTTAACAATTGGTAGAAATGGATCTCCAATTAATGGAGGTAATGCTACAAATCCAATAATTAATACTGCTGGAGCTTCAATATTTTTAGTTTATGTAGATGCAACTCAAGGCTGGGTAGCAACTCAAGATGACTCATCAGCTATTTCGGGTAGCACTTTTATTGCAGCAACTGGTGGTACAACAACAGAAGATGGAAATTTTAAAGTTCATACATTTACAAGTCCGGGTACTTTTACAGTTTCTTGTTTAGGAAGTGGTCCTACTGGAGATAAAGTTGATTATGTAGTGGTTGCTGGTGGTGGAGGTAGTGGATATGATGGTGGCGGTGGTGGTGGAGCTGGTGGTTATAGAGAAGGTCTTAATCCAGGTTCTTATACAGCAAGTCCATTAGCAACAACAGGTTTAACAGTAACAGCAACAGGTTTTCCAATTACTGTTGGTGCCGGAGGAACAATAGGTTCTCCACCTAGTAATCCTGGTACAAATGGTAGTAATTCAATATTTTCAAGTATAACATCAACAGGTGGTGGTGGCGGTAGTAGTGGACCAGAAAATGGTTCTAATGGTGGTTCAGGTGGTGGTAGCTGGAGATCTACTTGTAGCTCAGGTGGAGCAGGTAATACACCTCCAGTAACTCCAGCACAAGGAACTAATGGTGGAAGTGCTACTGAAACAAGTGGTGCTTCAGGAGGAGGTGGAGCCACAGCAGTAGGTGGTAATGGATCCGCACCTACAGCCGGTCCAGGAGGAGCTGGAGCAACATCAAGTATTAATGGAACACCAACAGCAAGAGCTGGTGGAGGCGGTGGTGGAGCTGATGGACCTTCATCTCAAACAGGAGGAACTGGTGGAGCTGGTGGAGGTGGAACCGGAGGAAAAAGATGCGGACCTGGTAATTCAGGAGGATCAGCTAATACTGGTGGAGGAGCTGGTGGTGGAGGAGCTGGTGGAGCTGTAGGTTTATCTGGTGGATCTGGTATAGTAATAATAAGGTATAAATTTCAATAATTATGACAAGTAAAATTAAAGTAGATAATATAAGTAAAGTTTCAGATGATTCAAACATCATCAAAAAATGTGGATCAACAATTACAATAGGTTCAAGTGGTGCCTCTGTTGCTTTAGCAACAGGTGCAACACAGACAGGTTTTGGTAGATCAGGTTCTGTTAATTGGCAGACATCAATTAAAACAAGTGGTTTTACAGCAACATCTGGTGAAGGATATTTTTGTGATACTAACGCTAGTGGGGCATTTACAGTAACACTACCCGCTTCACCTTCATCTGGAGATATTGTAGCAGTTAAAGATTATGCAAATACATTTGATACTGCTAATTTAACTATTGGTAGAAATGGGTCTAATATTGGAGGACAAGCAAAAGATTCAGTTTTAGCAGAAGAAGGCATAGCGGTAACATTAGTTTATGCAGATGCAACAAAAGGTTGGTTAGTAACACAATCAGGTTTACAATCAGAGGCTCCTGGCCCAGAATTTATTGCAGCAACTGGTGGTAATACTGTTGCCACAGTTTGCACAAATTTTAAAGTACATACATTTACTTCACCTGGAACATTTTGTGTATCAGCCGCAGGAAATGCTGCAGGATCAGACACAGTTTCATATGTAGTAATTGGTAGTGGAGCAGGTGGTGGACCTTCAGGACCAGGTAAAGGTGGTGGTGGAGGTGGAGCTGGTGGTTATAGAGAAGGTTTAGGTAGAAATGATTCTTACACAGGATCTCCTTTAAGATCAACTACAGGAGTTCCAGTAACAGCAACAGCTTTTCCAATCACAGTAGGTGGTGGGGGTGCAGCTACTGCATCAGGTTCAGTTTCAACGTTTTCATCAATTACAGCCGCAGGTGGAGGAGGAAACCCTGGTAACTGTAACGCTGGAGTTGCTGGTGGATCAGGAGGTGGTGCGGGTAAAGGCACTCATAGCGGTGGCGCTGGTAACACTCCACCAGTTAGTCCTCCTCAAGGTAATCCAGGAGGAGATAATCCAGGCAATCCACCTGAAAGTAGTCCATTAGTTGGAACTGGTGGTGGTGGTGCTGGTAATGCTGGAAGCGGTGTTACGTCAAATACTAGAGGTGGTAGAGGTGGTGTTGGTGTTGCAAGTTCTATTACAGGTGCATCTGTTAAATACGCAGGTGGCGGTGGAGGTGGTGGAGCAGATCCAGGTGGTGGAGGTGGAATAAATCCAGTCACTGCAGCTGGTTGTGTTCCTGCTCTTTGTAGAACAGCACAATTTGGTGCAGGTAGTGGAGGTATAACTGCTGGCGGTCAAGGTGGTAGTGGTACTGCAAACACTGGTGGAGGAGCTGGTGGTGGCGGTAATAATGGAGACGCTGGTGGAACAGGTGGATCAGGAATTGTTGTTATTAGATATAAATTTCAATAGTTGAATGGTAATAAAAATTAATATATAAGGAGAAACATTATGGCACATTTTGCAAAACTAGGAGCAAACGGAAAAGTTATCCAAGTATTAACACTTGATAACAAAGATATGTTAAACGCTGATGGTGTTGAGGATGAATCAGTAGGTCAACAATATTT